GCTGCGATGATCTTTCCGCTCGATCACCAGTTCCGGGAAGCGCCGGAGAGCATTCGCCGCGCGATAAAGAAGGCACGCGCGCAGTAAGACCCTCATATCTTCGTTCGCTTTTGGAGACCTGATCGATGACGACCGAAGCCAATTCCGCTGCGGCGCCTGCGCCGTCGTCCGCCGACGGCGATCTTACGCCGGGCGAGCGCGCCTATATGGAAAGTGGTGGCCAGGATGCATCCGCGCTGCTCGCCGAGAATCCCGATCGCGCCGCGGGAGCAGCGCCGATCTCCGGCGCGCCAGCGACACCGGCTGCAACGCCAGCCGCAGAGCCTGGCAAGACCTCGCCCGCGGCCTCGCCCGCGGCCTCTGATGGTGCGGCTGCCGCAGCCGCGGCGGCACCTGCAGCTGCTGCTGCGCCGGCTGCGGCCGAGCCCGCACCCGAGCCCGGCGAGGAGGAACTGCCGACCCATGACGGCAAGGGCAAGCGTCGTGTGGTCGATAGCCGTGCGCTCAAGGCCGAGCGCGAGGCGCGCCGGAAAGCCGAGCAAGAGCGCGATTCAGAGCGCGAACTGCGCGCGCGCGTCGACGAGCGCCTGAAGCTTCTGAGCGAGGCGGTGAGTGCGCCTGCACCCGCCGCGGCCGCGCCGGCGCCGGAAGAGATTCCAGATCCCGAGAAGGACATCTTTGCCTATGCGCGGCACCTGGGGAAAACGGTCGAGGAATTGCGCGGCACGCTCGGCAAGGTCACCGAAGAGACCGCCGAAGAGCGCGCGACCAATGCGAAGATCGGGACGTTCAAGACCGATGCCGCTGCCTTCGCGCAGCAGCAGCCCGACTTCATGGACGCCTACAATCACCTGTTCACCACGCGCAAGCAGCAACTCACCCTGCAGGGCTATACCCCGCAAGAGGTGAACCATTGGCTGGTGGTGGAAGAGCTCCAACTGATTGACCGCTCGCTGAAGGCCAACCGATCGCCGGCGCAGCAAATCTATGAGCTGGCCAAGACGTTCAACTATGTGCCGAAGGCGGCAGCGCCGGCCGCAGCCGCGGCATCTGCGCCTGCTGCCGGTGCGCTGGCAGCAGCGGTTCCTGCCGCGGCACCCGCGACGAATGGCGCAGCGAATGGCCATGCCGCTCCGGCTTCCGCGGCAGCGCCTGCGGCACCGGCTGCTGCAGCCGCGCCATCGGTCAGCGAGGAGATCGAACGCATCCGTCTCGGCCAGGCGGCCTCGCGCTCACTATCCAACGGATCCGGCGGCGCCGGCGAGGAACTTTCGCTCGAATGGCTGGCGAACGCGCCGATCAAGGAATTCGAAGCGTTCATGCTCAAGCCGGAAAATCGCGAGCGGGTCGAGCGTGCGATGGGCAAGCGGACGTGAGCATGGAAAAGGTCAACGTCAAGGCCAAGGTCAGCGAGCAGGCGCCGCCGGAGCGCTGGTTCCCGTCGACCATCACAGTGGGCGCAACCTGCGATCCGCGGGACGGAAAAGAAAAAGTTGCAATCGTTATGGGCGACAAGATCGTCATGATCACCGAGGAGGCAGCACTCGCACTCGGCCAGGGTCTGATCGGCTTTGCCCGCATGATATACGGACATCGCATGAAAAAGTTTGGGATCGATGGAATTCGGCGCTTGCGTCCGGAAGACGAATCAGTCTGAGTGCGTGTCGCGCGATTCGTCGCGCTTCGGGTTGGCTCCGTCATCGGCCTCCTGCCTTGCGAGGGCAGGTTAAACAGATCGCTCCGGTTGGGCCCCGATATCAGCCTAAAACGAACCACTCCCAGACTTGAGCTTGCGTGAGTTGCTTGGCCCCGTCGGGCCGCCGCGTTGCGAGCGCGGGCTTCTTCTTCGCTTCGGCTGGGCCCCGTCATCGGTCCTCTGTGTTGCGAGCGCAGATAAAACTCAATCGCTTCGTCCGCGCCGAACGTGATCCGACGCACAGCCTCAAACCGCCGCCGGCTCTTTCACTCTCTGCCGAACGCGCTGGCGGCATGTGCCAATCGGATCATGAGGACGAACCCCCATGGCAACGACTGACTTCGGGCTCAACGACGCCCTTGCGGTCAAGCTGTGGTCGAAGGATCTGGATGTCCAGGCGCTGCAGGCGACCGACATCTATCCCCTGATCGGGGAAGGTCCCAACTCGATCATCCAGCGCAAGACCGAGATGTCGAAAGGTCCCGGTGACAAGGTCACCTACGGCCTGCGCATCCAGCTGCAAGGTGCGGGCTTCACCGAGAACGAACTGGCCGAAGGCAACGGCGAATCGCTCTCGATCTATTCCGACTCCCTCATCATCAACGAGCTCGGCCACGTGGTCGGGGTCAAGTCGGAAAACACGATCGACGCCCAGCGCGTGCCATTCGATCTGCGCGCCGAGGCCCGCGACGGCCTGAAGGATTGGTGGGCGAAGCGCATGAGCGTTTCGTTCTTCAACCAGGTCTGTTCCTACACGGTCCAGGCCAACGTCAAGTTCACGGGCCTGCAGGCGACCACGGCCGCGACCACCGTCGGCAACCGCATCCTGCGGCAGTCCTCGGCGGCCAACGACGAAAGCCTCACGTCGAACGATGGCTTCACCATCGATCTCATCGACAAGGCCAAGGAACAGGCCGTTGCCCCGCCGCTCGATTCGAGCGGCAACAACACCATCCCGAAAATCCGGCCGATCAAGGTCAACGGGCAGGACATGTACGTGGTGTATCTGCACCCGTACCAGGTCACCTCGCTCCGCACCAATACCGGCACGGGTCAGTGGCTGGACATCACGAAGTTCGCCTTCATGGGCGGCAAGCCCATGGACAACCCGATCTTCAACGGCGCGCTCGGCTACTACAACGGCTGCGTGCTGCGTGAGGCCTACGACATCACCAACGGCGTCAACTCCTCGACCGGCGCCGCGGTGACCACGGTCAAGCGGGCCGTGCTGCTCGGCGCGCAGGCCGCCGCGATCGGCTACGGCCAGAAGGACTCGCCGGCGAAGTATCGCTGGAACGAGGAGCTCTTCGATCACAAGCGCCGGATGGAAGTCTCGGCCTGGGCGATCTGGGGCATGAAGAAGATCCAGTTCGGGACGCCGGCCGGTACCGTCGACTTCGGCTCGGTCGTGATCTCGAGCTACGCCGCGGCTCACACCTAAGGGAGATGGAGCAATGACCACTAACACCACTCCCGTTTCGCCTCCGAGCCGGATCGATCCGCGCCAGGTCACCAACACGCTCAAGCGCACCCTCAACTGGAACGACGGCGACGTTGCGCTTGCGGCTTTCGCCAACTCGCTCCCGCTCGGCGCGTTCATCACCCGCGTGCTGGTGGAGATCGTCACGGCATTCGACGGCACCACGCCGACGCTGGTCGTGGGCACCAACTCGGCCACCTACAACGACATCGTCGCCGCGGCCGACGTGAACGAGGCGGCCGCCGGCGTCACCGAGGTCACCCGCGGTCTCGGCCGTTCGATCGCGGCCACAGCCGAGAAAGCCGTGTTCGCCAAGGCGACACTGACCAATGCCACGCAAGGCAAGGCCATCATCGTCATCGAATACGAAGGCGGCTGGGCGAGCTAGAGGGAACATGACCATGCACATGATCAAAAAGCTCCTTGCCCCGGTGCTCGCCGCGCTATGTGCCGCCAGCATCGTCGCCATCGCGGCCAACCTCAGTGTCGACGACATCATCGCTGGCGGCACCACGGCGTCGGTCGGCTCGTGCGGCACCTCGCCCGCGATCACCGGCACCGACCTCGCCGGCGTGGTCACCGTCGGCACTCCTGGCGGCACCGGCTGCGTGATTACCTTCAGCGGCACAAAGGCCGCCGCGCCGAAATGCGTGGTCACTTGGCAGACCAATATCGCTTCCATGATCTACACGGTCTCGACCACGGCGATCACCATCACGCAGACCGCAACCTCGGGCAACAAGATCAACTACGTCTGCGTCCAGTAGACGCCGGTGTGATCCAAGGCCATCGGCGGGGCGGCTGCACCAGCGCCGCCCCGTCTGCGCAAGAGACAATACAAGAGACAGCACAAGAGCACGGCAGGAGACGGACATGGTCGCCATCACCGGAACCGATTCACTGCGGCAGAACCAGAAGACCAAGGTCGGCTTCATTCTGGGATCGACCGAAGACAGCATCACGGCGCATGCCGGCGGCACCCAGGCGGCGGCGCGCGCTCTCACCTGCCAGCACAACCGCCTGACCACGGTCGCCACCACGGCCGATAGCGTGTTGCTGCCGCCGTCCGATGTCGGCATGGAAGTCACGATCGCCAATGATGGCGCCAACGCGGCGCAGGTGTTCGGCGCCGGCACCGATACGATCGACGGCGTTGCCACGGCCACCGGAGTGCCGCTGTCGGCCACGAAGCGGGCGCTGTTCATCTGCCTGACCAAAGGCAAATGGATTTCGCTGATGGGCATCCCGAGCGCATAGGCGGCTCGGTTCCGCTGCCGCTTCTCTCTTTTTCAGAACCGGTCGGGTCGCCATGACATGGCCGTCCACCTTCGCGCCCGGCACCCAGGGCTACATGAAGGACAAGATCGCGGATCAGATCGCGCGATCAGATCTCACGACGCAGATCGCGGAATCGATCAGTGATGCGATCGCGTTCTATCAGCCGCACCGGTTCATCTTCTCGGAGGCACGGGACCTCTCGCTCAACACGGTGGTCGGGCAGGAGTTCTACACGGCGGCGGACGATCCCAACATCGCCACGCTCTATGCCTTCGATTACATCACCGTCACCATCGGGGTTGCCAAGTTCGACGTGCGGCGCGCGACGCCGGAAGCAATCGAATTGCTGACCCAGACCGGCACGCAGAAGGGCCAGCCCTATGCGTATTCCTACTATAACTATCAGCTGCGGTTCTATCCGGTGCCGTCCGACGTGCTGCCGCTGACAATCGCGGCACACATGAAGATCAATGCGCCGGCATCCGACAATGAAGCCAGCAATCCCTGGATGACGGAGGCCGAGCGGCTCATCCGCGGGCGCGCCAAATATGAGATCGCGCTGCACTATACCAAGGACATGGCGGAAGCCGAGCGCATGACGGCCTTCGTCAACGAAACCTACGAAGAGCTCAAGGCCCGCACCAACCAGCTTGCGGGCATCGGGCTAATCACGCCGACACAGTTCTAAAAGGATGAGCGCGGGCAATGCTGCTTCCTTTCGGCGATTTCCGGCCGGACATCTCGAGCTTCAAGAGCTCGACGTCGCAGTTGATCTTCAACGTCGCGCCGCGCGGCGATGGCTATGGGCCGTTCCAGGATCTGCAGGCGTTCACGCATTCCTTGCCGGCGGCATGCCGCGGCTACTTCTATGCCCGCAAGTCCGACGGCTCGATCGAAGTCTTCGCCGGCACGCAACTGCGGCTCTACCAGCTCAACAAGACCGATTTCACCTGGACCGACGTATCGAAGGGCGCGGCTGACTATCCCGCGCTGTCCGCCAATGCCAATTGGCAGTTCGCGCAGTTCGGCGACTTCGTATTCGCTACGCATCAGAACGTGGTGCTGCAGAAGTTCATCATGGCATCGTCGTCGGCCTTCGCCGATGCGCCGGGCTCGCCGCCGCAAGCCGCCTATATCGCCGTGGTGGGTCAGTTCCTCGTGCTGTCGGGGTTGCTCTCGGCGCAATATCGCATCCAATGGTCGGGGCTCAGCGACACCACCAATTGGACGGCCGGCGTCAACCAGTCCGACTTCCAGGATTTCCCGGACGGCGGGATCGTGCGCGGCGTGGCGGGCGGCGAGTTCGGAACGATCTTCCAGGA